CCTGTTGCCTCTGCTAATACTTTTGCTCTTGCTACGAGTTCATCTTCTGGGTCAGCCATTGTAATCACTCTTCACCCATCTTGTGTATAGGGGTCAGTTTTGAAACCGACTCTTTGTGCTTCTCGACGATTTGAGTATGTTCTTGTGCAGATTTGCTCATTTCATGGGCGTGAGTAAGTTGTTGCTTTTCCATTTCAATGACGTGATCTTTGCGAATCTTGTCAAGTGTGCGCTCATTCTCAAGACCGACACCTATGTTGTCAATCTCAATCTGTTGCTCCGACTCCCACATACGAAGGATAGTGGCTAATGCTGGTGCAGCTACACCGCTGATGATGGCGATAAGTGCGATAAAGCCGTCAAGGTTGGTGAGAACTACATCTGGCTTCCATATACCCATAGCCACTACCGCACCAGAAGCAAGTAGCCACAGGTAAATTGTAGGTAGGACAGTTTTCGACACCATGCGGTCATTGAAGGAGTTCTCTTTCTTTTTCATCGTTCCACCTCAATACGGTTTTTTCCATTGTTTTGCTTCTTCGAGTTTGCATTTGAAACACATTTTGATTATTGACGTATGAAGCATCATGCACGTTTTCGGAGCGTTAGGGCAAGTGAAAGGATTGTCTCTTTCATCCTGTTCCATGCTCGTTTCAACCTCGCTATCATGGTTTCACGTCTTGGGTCACCTCGCCAGGCCGAGGCATCTCTGGGTTTGCACCGCCTTTCTTTGGTGGTTGCAGTTCATTTCCTTCGGCGAGAGGCTGTAAGTCGTTAAGCTCCCTTGCCTCATTGACGGTGATAACACCGGATTCAACACCGAGCTTGGCTCGTTGCATTTTGTGAAGTGGCGACTCCTGATCCACAGGCTCAAAGACGAGGGGCGGAAGGTCGCCCATTTTGTGAGGAATACCCATCAGTTCGAGGTGGTCGGAGAACAGGTGTTGGATTTTCTCGGCCACGATGGTTTGCAGACGCTCGATGGACATAACCGACCATAGGTTAGCATTGTAGGTGGCGGCAAAGGTTGAGCCTCGCTCTTGACCTGCTGCGACACGGGGAACGTTGAGAACGGCTGATATGTCAGCGTTGATGGAATCAAGGAAGTTTGTGTCGTCAGGGATGCTGTTCGACAGATCGACATGGTGCATCTCGACATAGTGAGGGAGAATCGGGATTTGGTCGGCACGAAGGTTCTCCATCAGCGAACCTACTTGCTGCATAATGTGCGTGAGTCTGTCCTTGGCTTCTTCGGGGTCTGGGATGCCCTCGATAGCCTCTTTGCCGATTTTGATGTATTGGCGGGTGAGAGCGTCTTGAAGGGCCAGGCGGTTGTTTATTGTGTTGTACTTGGCTCGGATGGCTTGCTTGAGCGAAGTAAAGCGGGATGCGCCCCATACGCCGTAGGTGTAGCGGCCCAGGTAGTCTTGATACCAGTTCGAGCGAGCATCGAGCTTGAAGTGAAGGATTTCGTCAGCAGGGAAGGTCTGCATGTCCACCATTTGCTCACGGAAGCGATAGAACTTGGCTTCCATAATCGGGTTGTCCTTGGTGGCGTAAATGCCCGAATAGCCGACTTCGAGAGGTTCTCTGTCGTCGGTGATGGTGATCTGCTTGATGGGGAGGGACTGAACCTTTGTGATACCGTCGCCAGCACGACCCACCAGCTTGTTGATGCTGTTTCCATAGACCATGAGGTCACGCATGGTTGCGATAAGTAGGTCGTCAAAGTCAAGACGTTCTTCTGTCAGCTCCTTGATGGCGTTTCGGATTTGATTATTCTTGGCTTTTCGGTAGTCAACAAAATAGTGGTTAGCGGTAAGGGACACGCTGCGAACAGCTCCGTTAAGTTCAGGGTCAAGCTCAACCATAGCATCGAAAATATCGAACTCATTATCGTAGTTCGAGTCGAGACGCAGCTTGTTGGTGTCTTCTATGATATTTGACAAACCAGCTATGGCAGCAAAGGAAGGGGGAGGGGAAACGGCAACATTTGGAGCTGAAGGTGGTAGGTGAGAACCTTTGTCCAGACGGGAGCCGAACACCGCTTGAACGATACGTCGCCGAATCCCCATGTTTGGTTTGATGCGGTGTCCGATTCTTCAAGGTGTCTATTGCATCAAGGCCATAAGACAGATGAGAACGACTCCGATAACGCCACCAGTCTGTGCGACTTTTCGCTTGACATAGCGTTCAATGGTGAAAATTGGGCTATCCTTTATGTCCTCAATCCCTCTGCGTATGTCATGCACGTCCGACTCGATGCTGGTCAGCCGTTCACCGTGGTTCTGGAGGATCAGGAGAACGGCATCATCGGCCATGTTGTGAGTTAGGGGCTGGCGATATTTCAAGGTGAAAGGTATGAGCGAGAATACAACAGGAACAATAGAGACTGAAAAAGAAGCGAGGAACCCCTGCTGGTGGTGCAGAAGCGAATTGATTTGGCAGAGCGACTTCACAAAAGAAGAATGGTGCATAGAAGGCGAAGGTATTGTTTCGATCCTCGTTTGTTCAGGGTGTGACGCAGAAGTGCGCTACATTGAACGGGAAGAAGAGGCCGAGCCTTGATAAATCGAATTAAGCGTAGTCCGACTATGAATTGCGAAGGCGGCTGGGAAAGCCACCGATGGGAAGTAGGTCGTCAAGATCGAAAGGTCGGAGACTTGATTTTGTTCTGCAACAAGTGTGGATGCGAACTTAAGGTAGCTGTTCCGGTCAAAGGCTTCCTGTGGGAAGTCGGAGAGGTCAATGAAACGGAGAATACGGTGTATCTGTATGACCGTGAGAACCTTGAACAAGAGCTGACGCTCGAAGTGTTGGAGGCTACGGCATGAGAGGCTTCGCTCTTGAGCGTTCCAGAGGTGATGTAGGCTACTTCTACGAATGGTTAGGTTATTCGAGGGGCGCACACATTGATGAATGGCTTGAGTTGTATGGCGACAGGAAGGGCGCACAGGTTCACAGGGTTTGCATTATCGCCCCACGGGATCACAGCAAGTCCACGACGCTACGTGTGAAGCTGCTTCATCATCTGCTGTTCGACAAGTGGCGTGATAAACCGTTCACCTGTTGGCTTTTTTCTGCCTCGAAAGACACAGCCAGCAACCGATTGAATGAAATTAGAGAGGATTTGACTCGACACCCCGAATTACGGCAATTCATTGACGATAAACGGGGAGGCAAGTTTGAATTGAGAATGACAAATGGCTCATGGATTAAGGCTACGGGCATGGGTGCAGCTATGCGTGGTGAGCATCCAGCTTGTATTGCTCTCGACGACGTGCTTACGGACATGGGCGACACACCGATGGACTCCGTGAGGGACTGGCTGAAGAAGGTGGTCACACCGATGCTAAGTCCAGGGACGAATCTCTATTGCGTCGGTACGCCGATGTCAGCGGTTGATCTGTATCATACAGAGATGCTATCGAATGAAGCCTGGAAAAGCGGAACATGGTCAGCGATTCCGAATTGGGATGAATGGCGTTCGAGCGCAGGGGCGATTAAACCGGCGGTGCTGTGGCCTGAACAGCGGAGCTTGGAGTTTATCATGGAACAAAAGGGGGCTATGGGCGATTTGGCCTTTGCTCAAGAATACCTGTGCAAAGTGATGGACGATGATTCAGCTGCATACCCCAGAGCGCATACGAGAAAGAACCTCGATATGAACGTGGGTGTGAGCTTCGCCAAGGATCATGGCGGTCGGTATGTCATTGGTTTCGATCCGGCGCATGGGTTAGGACAGGATTACTCGGTGGCCGTGGTGGTTCGACAGGATGAGCAGGGCTATTTGCACGTTGTCAATGTGTGGAGGCGCAACGATTTTCCGCCAACTAAGCAAGCAGAAAAATTGGTTGAATGGTGCAAGATTTACGGGAATGCTACGCTTTCTGCGGAAAGTTCGGGTTTTCAGCAGCTTTACGAAAGTCTGATTTCGCAGATGGGAGCTGTGGTTGATTACAGGCCGAGCAAGGTCAGCAACAAGTCATTGAAGCAAGCTTTGTTGAACCGGCTTAGGGTTTGGTTCGAGCAGGGCAAAGTGGTGTTCCCGTATGGAAACCATGAGACACGTCGGATCATAGATGTCATGCTCGATGAGTTGGAGTGCCATGTCTGGAAAGGCGGAGACATTGTGGACTTGGGGAAGCACAACGATACTACGATGGCTCTTGCTCATGCGATAGATTGCTTCTCGCACAAGGACGGCGGAGCTGCACCTGTGGCTGTCGGCAAGGCTGATGGCTCTGGGTGGTCGAAAGCTGGCAACAAGAAGCAAAACGGAAGGCCGAAGCCTGGTAAGTTCGTGGGGCTTTGGTGATGAAGAAGCCGGTGCAAGACTACATCGTGGACGTTCTCGAAGAGAAAGGAGCTATGGAGGCAAGTCGCCTGAAGGACTGTTTGTTCGAGAGGATCGGAGGGAGAACGCCGAGCATAAGAGGTTTGGTGTGGATGCTCAAGAAGGACGAGAGATTTTGGTCGAGGGATGCGCCAGCCGGTGAAACGCAGATAAAAACGTGGGGCATAAAAAAATCCCAGAAAAAAAATTATTGAGCATTTTTCGGAGAGGTGAGCGATAAGCTGCTGCGTTCTTTTGCTGGTTTTTGGCGGATCCAGGTCACATGGTCAAAGCTGGTATATAAGCATTATGCCTACCTGCATCATCGCTGTTTAGCACTATGCTTATATACTATGACTTGGCGGGCTGCCGAGCTCGGAGCTTTTTGACTACAAAAACCGACCGTTTCCACCCTCGATTTGCCACGGTGACGGCGCGTGATCTTGTCACAAATCTTGGCAGACCTTCCAGAATTAGGGCCGATTTTGACGGCCTCAAAACAACGTTTCCAACGGGTTGAAGGTGGGCCTGGTCACCCTCGATTTTCGACCGCTGAAGCGACCCAGAACGCGCCCGTTTTGGTGGGGTGGTGGGTGGTGCTGGCGGGGCGTTCCTTCGGCCATGCAGCCCCACAGGACGGCGGGAACCTGCGCCCCGTGAATCGGCCAACGGTGAAGGGAAATCAACGCACCCTTTATGTGGGGGGTAGTGCTACCATTGACAATGTCCCACGACATACCCGACCAAAACCAGCATGCCACGGGCGAGGCTATCGCCCACCTCATCAACCACACCCCAGCCCTGCCTCTCCTTGAGGCCGTGGCCGTGTACTTGAAGGAGAACGCCACCGATGGTGACCTCTGCTTCTTTGCGTCCTGTGTGGTGCAGTCGCTCAAGGCTCAACACCCCGTCCACCAGCGCGCCGCCACCATCAACGACGCCGAGCGCATCCATGCCGCCCTCGTCGCCAACGCCAACGGCGAACCCCTGCCCTGTTGCGACCGCCACGCCCTCAACCCCGACAGCCCCGACGAATGCGCCGCCTACACCGGAACCACCGACACGGGCGACGGATGCGAGGACACCGAGGCCCCCACCGTCCACGCTGACGGGTTCGGCGTTCCTGTCCGAACCTGCTCCGTCTGCGGCGACGACTCCGCCGACCAAACCGGCGAATGCGCCGACTGGTGCAGCCCTGCTTGCGCTGAGGCCATCACCGCCGACGACACACCAGAATATGAGCGACGACAGAAGGCCGCGGTGCGAGCCATCAATGCCGCCGTGAACGCTGGTCACACCTCGTTTTCTGCCCTCTTCCTTCAGTGGGAGTTTGTCGCCTGTCCGACCTGCGGCGACGACCTCGAACTCTCCAGCGAGGACGGCTTCAAATCTCACATCGTCGCCCTCTGCGACTGCTTCGGTGAGGTGGTTCTTTGAGCGACTGGCGCACCGCTTGGGCCTTCGTCACCCCCTCCGTCCGTGACCCCGTCGTCTTCGTCCACCACGGCGAGCCGTTGGCGTTCATCAGCACCCGCGCCCTTCTTCGGCACCTGCGGGAGAGCCAGCCCTCCTTTGACTGGAAGAGCCGCACCTTCTCCACAGGGTACGCCCGCGGCGTCGAAATCCTCAGCCGACTCAAGACCGACGAGGCGAGCGAATGAGCGACGACCCGACCCGCTGGGAAGCCTTCACCCGCTGGGCCGACGAGGACGGGGCCGACTGCCCCGCCTGTGGCCTTGACTCCGTGGTCACCGATGACAACAAGTGCCGCACCTGCGGCCTCTCCGCCGAGCCGCTGGGCGAGATGTCCACCCTTGACCACCTCCGCGACGGCCTCGGACGCATTGACCCAGAACGCGCCGCCCTCCTGCTCGGTCTTGACGACGACGAGGCGACCCCCGCAGCCCTTGACGCGTGGGCCGACAACCTCCACGACATGACGGGTGAGGCTCGATTTGAGCAAGTCGCCGCCCTGCTTCTCTTCATCCTTGAGGGGTGGGCGTGATGTTCTGCCGTGTGTCCGTCCTCGGCTCGCGACCGTTCCCCGTCCCAACCTTCGCCTTCATGGTGGGTGCGGCGGCGGTGCTTCCGCTGTTCGCCCTGCTGATGCTCACCCGAACCATTGAGGTTCATGGTTGACCCAGAACGCGCCCCTCTCGATTCTTCAGCAGAGGCCACCCTTGGAGACGTTCGCGGCGCGCTCGATTTCGCGCCGCCGATCCTGGCCCCCGTCGCGTGATCTTCCCACGCGCTCGATCCTTCAGCCCAAGCCGTCAGGCCTGGGCTACACCCACACGGCGCGATAGACCGCCCCCACGGTGGAAAACCCCGCGGTTTCTAAACCGCCCCACCGATCCAAAAACCCCCCGACCTCGACAGCAGCCCTCAGGCTCGCGACGCGCTCAATTTTATTTTGAAACCAGCTTTTTTTGAGACACCTGGTCACATTTTGAAAGTCGGTGCAGAAAATACACCGAGTGCCAGAATGAAAGCAGGTGCAAAAAATACACCACTTCAGCTCCCTGAAGATTCATTAAGTCCGATTTGAACGACACTTATTGGCAGCTGCCCTCAAGCGGCAATTATTGGAAAAGCTGGTCAGCCGACGAAAAAAAATAAGTGCCACAAGATCGACAAAAGCCCAGGCTTCACTAAATCGGTCAATTTTGCACTATGCCTCTAAATCGCGTATAAACGGCCTGTGTGCCATTTGTGACCCCCCGTAGTCCTATCATACCCCCGACCCTTGGCAATTGGAACCTTCGCGACTTGCCCTCTCCGGTCGAATAAAGGGGGTTTCTGGGCGTTTCGGGCGTTTGGTAGTGGTGACCACCACCCCCCTTATTTTGGCCCTTATTTTGAATCGGCTCTCAGTCCCTCGTTCAGCCGTTGCGAACGTCTCTTCAGCCCCCAAATCGAGCGGAACGGCGCACCCTTACAAGCACCCTTATAATGCGTGGCTGACCTGCTGAAAGCATGGGACAAGAACCCGACCAAACCCGCAGCCCTGCGGCCTCCTATGTGGAGGTCGTGATGAACAACCTACGCGCCGAGGTGGAACCCTGCCAAGGCATCACCTCCGACCCTTCGGGCCGGTGTGTTGATTGTGGCGAAGACCTCGACCACACCCACGGCAAGGAGCCCCGCTGTCTCGTTGAGATTTTCGGGGAGACTGTGCTTGAAGTGGTGCGCCTCCAGAAGCCCCACCTCTTCTTTTACGACAACGACGACGAAGAGACCGCGCACGAGTCCGACGACTTCGCCGAGGTTCTCGGCTTCGCCTTCGTGGTGTCCACCGGTGGCCCTCACCTTCAATTTGAAACGACCGACCAGGGCCGCACATGGACGGGTCATTATTGGGACTGGTTCATGTCCGACCAAGAGAGGGTCACCCTCGACGGTCAGGACTGCGCCATTCTGCATGATGTCCTCGGCCATTGGTTCGACGCGTACGGCCCCACCCACGGCAACGCTCAACCCTACGAGATGAGGACGGGCCACACCGCCGACCTCACCGCTGAAGATGCCGCTCAACGCTTGAGCGAAACCGCTCCCCGATGGCATCATGCACCCCGCCGCCCCTTTGGAACCCAGAAGGTGAGCCAATGAGCGACGGTTTCCCCTCTCGATTTTCCGACCTGCGACCGTCCCACCTTCACCGGTGCGCTGTCGTCGTGTGTGACAACCTCCACGCCAACGGTGACGGCGGTGTCTGTGAAAAGTGCGTTGAAATCGCGTCCAACCATGGAGCGATTGAATGCCCCTCCTGTTCCGTCCGTCTGTGTGACTGCTGTGGCGAGCGTCCAGCGTGGGCCGTCCTCGGTGGCCTCGGTTCGCCCTTGTGGTCTTGTGAAAACTGCATGGATGAAATGCTCACCCTGGAAGCGTCCGAGCGTGATTTTCAAGCCGACCCCAAGCCCTGCCCCTGCTGTCAAGAGGTGAGCGCGTGATCCCCGAAGGTTTCACCCTTCAGGGCATCGGCGGCGGCTTCACCGCCTGGTCACTTCACCACCGCCCCTTGACCTTCCGCATCATCAACCACGGCACAGGCTCGGCCCCCGACACGCTGGAAGCGTCGGCCCTCGTTGAAGTGTATCACGACACCTTGAGCGACAGCCACGCCCCCGCCCTCGCCGTTCAACAGATTCGCCGCCGTCTCGACAGGTACGGCGGAGACAACGAAGAAAGCGGCGCGCTCTCTTGGCACTTTGACACCGCCGCCCAAGCGGTCGCGTGGGTGACTGAAGTGCTGGATGAACGCACCTTCTCGATTCTTCGCACCGCAGCCCTCAGCGTGGACGGACTGACCGACCCGATGAAGGCCAGCCTTAGGGAACATTTCGACGACCGCGCCACCATGTTTCAAGCGTGGCACGGCGTGTGGGATGTCGTGACGAACCTGCGCGACATCCACACCAGCACCGACGACGACGAGGTCACCGACCTCATGGGCCTTTGGCTCGCCTGGGGTACACCAGACACGGTGCCACCCTTGCCCGTCGTCAAGGCCATGATTGAAGCCCTTGATGCCGTCGCCGACTCGACACCGACCACGGGCCACGCCAAGCCCCGCCGCTGATCCTCTGAGGCATCACCTTGCCAGACGTTCGCACCACGTGCGCGGCCAGCTTTCGCCAAGGCCTGGGCCAGGATTCGCCAGGCGTCAGGCATAAACCGCCCTCGATTGTCGAAAATCCCGAGCTCTCCTTCAGCTCCCAGCCGCAGCTTTTTGTCTCGCTCGACCAGCTAAAAATAGCTGAAAAAGGCCAAATCCCCCGAAAAGCCGCAGCTCCCCCAAAAAACCCCGACCCTAAAAAATCCCCAAAAAATCCTATTCCCCGAAACATTCCAAGCACTATGCTTAAATATGAGGTAGTGCTACCATAACCAAGAGGCGAACAAAAATGACCCCCGACCAAAAAACCGACACCCTGCGAAAAATGCTCACCGACTATGCCGAAGTGAACCGGTACATGTTCCACCCAGGCGGCACAATCGAGGACACAGAAACCGAGCGAAAAAGCACTTGCTTTCCTCATGTGGTGATCCTCACCAACGGTTCACAGATGGGAGAAGCGATTGAGTTTGCTCTCGACGACGACGACGACGGCGAGCCTCACACCTTTGAAGAGATGATGGAAGCCTTGAATGATGAAATCTCCTTCGGTGCGTACCTTCTGGAAGAAGGCGGCAACCTCGTTCATCATTGGATGGACTACGGTTTCAAGAGCGAAGAGGAAGCATGGGAACAGCACCGTAAGGAATTGCAGGGCGACCACCTCAAGGCCGAAACCGTCCGGCTCGCATGGCTACGACGCATCAAGGAGGCGGTCGAGTGACCTTTGACCCTTCGACCGGAACCCCCGCCACCGTTGAAGAAGCCGTGGCCTTCTGGAAGCATTGGGGCATGGAACCTTGGTTTCATCCCGATGACTCACAGGATCACAATGACGGCCTGTGGCCTCAGCTTGAGACGGCTCGATGTGCCGCTTGGGAGCTGAAGAACCCGTGGGACGACGACATGACCCCGTTCTGGGACGAGCGTTCACGCGCCCTTTACGCCGCCATGGGGCTGCCCGACCCCCACGACGAGGAAGGCGAGAAAGAATGTGTCGTGTGTGATGCTCTCGGCGTTGTCGGCGAGGACGATTCTCCATGCTCTGCCTGTAACGGTTCGGGGGTGGTCGAGTGAAGAACGCTTGGCGCACCCGAAAGCTGGTGGAGGCCATGCTCGACGACACCGACCCCTTCGCAGATCAGGAGGCCGACGCATGAGCTTTGACCCCAACCGATGCCATTCTTACCACCGAACCGAGGCCAGGGCGCAACAGGTCGCCGACAGCATCGGCGGTCACATCATCACCGGCGAGCATCCAAACCCAGAATACGGCGGGCTGCTCGTCTGGTGGGTTATCGAGGTGGTCGCTTGAGCATCTGTCATTGGTGCGGCGGGAGCTGGGACGACCCAGCTCACCCATGCAGGGCGAACGTTGTTCAAAAGCTGATGGATCAAACCGCCTATGTGCCGAAGGCCATCCAAATCGAGATGCTCCAGAAAGCAATCGAGCGCGTCAAGAACGAGGTGAGCGAATGAGACAACCCCACCCCGACTCAATGCCGACCCCTGACGGTTGGACTCGACGACACACCGGCGGCGGTTGCTGGTGCCTGGAGCGTGAACTTGACGGCTTCTCGATGCAGATTTTCGACGCATACGGCGACACGCTGCCGATGTCCGACGCTGAAGAAATCCTCGTCGGGTTCACCTTGCATCAGGGAGGAACCGACTCAATGTTCTTTGAAGAGGGCAACCCCCCAGAAATCCCCGAACTCGCCAGGCTTCACCCCGTTTGCCCGTTTGATGTGAGCGGCGAATACTTCTCATGGATCATCCAGCTTCTCGACTGCAGCTTCAGCGATGTTATTCAGGTTCTCAATACGATTTCAAGGGATTCCCTTAAATATGAGATAGTGATACCAACAAACAGACCGGAGGAATAAAAATGCCGACCAAAATACAACTGCCAGACTTCACCGTTTGGAACCGAGACAAAAACGAGACGTGGAAGGAGCTTCAAGGCTTCCTTGAGGCTGGACACAAGGTCACCCTGCGAATGACCACCTCGACATCCCTCACCCGTGACCTCGCCTGGGTCATTCAATTCTCAAACGTCATCCCTCGATGCGACCATTACATTTTCGCCAGAGAAGACGAGTACAAAGAAACACGCATCATGGTGTCGCTCTGGATCGACGAGGAGGCGAGCGAATGAAGCGAGAGGAAGCAATCGAAAAGCTGAAGGAAGCCTTCAAACCAGGTGACACGATTTACACCCAGCTTGAACACGTCTCCAAGTCGGGCATGACTCGATGGATCAAGGTGCGACTCATCAAAGACGATTACCCCTATGACTGGTCTTTCCTCGCCTCCGTCGCCCTGAGCTGGACATTTACCGACCGATACCACGCCGTCAAAGCTGAGGGCTGCGGCATGGACATGGGCTTTCATCTCGTTTATTCGTTGTCGCATGTGCTGTTCGGCGACGGCTACGCCCTGAAGCAGAGGTGGCTTTGAGATGAAGTTTTATCTGGCGTACGAAATCGAGGACGGCGACATAACGCTGCTACACATGACCGAGGACATCAATCACCCAGACTTCGGCCTGGGCCTTGAGCCAGAAGAAGCGGCCAAGCACGAAGGCGAGCCTCACCTGAAGGCTGGCGAGTTCGGGATGGTTCAAGTCGAGATGCCCTTTGATGAGCTGATTCAAATTGTTCATGACCATGAGCATTGGCCCCACATGGAGAAGCTGCTGAAGGCGGCTCTCGATGCACACCCAAAAGCCGAGGTGGTCGCATGAAGTGCAACATCTGTGGATGCCAAGGCGCACAGCCTCGGACTCAAACGCAAGTGCTGAGAAGCGGTCAAGTGCTTTACATTGATTGGGAGCTGTGCTTCAAAGACGATTGCCTGAAAGAAGCGGGGGTGCGCTGATGTCCCGACCAGCTTCTCACAAGCTGTCCTCGATGATGTTCAGGCTCAGTAAGAACCGTGACGATCTGTACCGACAATGGCACAGGTACACCGGACTTCCCACGCTCGACTATGATGAAATCGTCGAAAACATCGAGTGTAAAATCATTGACGCTGAAGCCATGCTCACCCATACCTGTTGTGGCTGCGGTGGCGAACGTCTCCTTTACACCTGCGACGAAGACAGACCAGGCGTTCATGTCCCAGAAAACGGCCTATGCCTCATGGAGATTGACGAATGCCAAAGCTGCGTCACATGGTACAACTCTTGCGAATGCGAAGGAGGCGACGGACATGAATGAAGACGAATGGAGAAACACAAAAGCAGCCGACAGGATCAAGCTTTACAACGAACTCGCCGATGCTTTCGGCGAAAACAAGCCGCTGGTGATCCCCACCCAAACGCACCGTGACCTTCTTCTGGAGCTGGCCTTCGGCGGGCATTGTCATTGTGAAGTCTGCGACGAATCGCACCCTCGGATTATGTCGTACGACGGCGTAAGCCTGGACGATGAATGGGAGTCCGGTATCGAGGCTGACATTGTGGATAACATCGAGTGGCACATCTGCGCCTGGTGTGTCCAGAGCAAGCGAGAAGAAACCACGTGCGAGAACTGCGGCATGAACCGCTGGCAGATTACCAGAGGCCACCACGATGAACAAGGGCGGTATTATCAAACCGCTGTGCCTTGCCTTATCCTCCCTGACGGTGGAACCGAACACAGCATGAAGCTCAAGCATCCGTACAAGGAGGCGACAGAATGACCCTAACGGCTTGCCACCTCTGCGAAGGTGAGAACTGGGTTGAGGAAAACATCGGCGAAGAGGTTGAAATCGAAATCGAGGGAGTCCGTGTTTGGGACACCATCATTGAAATGTATCTCCCCAACGGAACCCGAATCATCGGGCCGAGCCTCACATGCGGCCACATTTTCGCTCGATTCACCATGCTTCCCGCCATGCTTGAAGCAAGCGAAGCAACGAAGCGACATCTGGAGGACTCACAATGAACGACAAGCAGCGTAAGCGATTGCTGAAGGTGAAGCTGGTCATTGAGGAAATCCTTTACGAAGAACAGGACAAGCTCGACAACCTCCCCGAATCCCTGCAATACGGGAAGACCGGAGAGGACATCGAGGAAGCGATGCAATGGCTTGAAGAGGCCAGGGATTGCTTGAACGAGGTGGGCGTATGACGTTCACTTGGTTCCTGTTCTGGATCATGTTGGTGGTGTTCACGCTGCCGGTCTTCATGGCCTGGCTCGACGAGGTGATGGTATGAAGGTGCGCTTGGGTGACGAGTTTTGGAAAGAAAGAATCGAGGTGCGTAAGCAAGAAATTGAGGAGCTGAAGGCTCAGGTTCAACGTCTTGAGGCGCAGCTGACGCTGTGTTTTGAGATCATGAACGACCGACAAATAGCTGAAAATCAGCATCTCTTTCAGCGAGACATTCAAATACCTGATAGTGATACCATCAAAAAAGCGGAGTGAAAAAACATGACCGACCAAACAAACCGATACGCCCGAAGAACAATCAAAGTCTCTGGACTCGTACAAGGAGAATCAACCCCTGAATGTATGTTCATTCTCGAAGAGTCCGGCATTCGCTGGAACCTCTACGGTCGCAACGAAGCCCCAGAAACCTCCGAGGTTTCGCTCAAGACTCGGTTCATCAACGGTGCAGAAATACCCAGCAGCCTAACCACCTCCGAGCTTGAATGGCTTAAAGCATTGGCTGAGGACAACGGCCTCGATTATGCTGTGTCCGTCGAAGTCAAAGAGGTTTCACCGCATGTTCCTTACATGGATGCGCCGGTATTCTTTTCCAATGAGTCCCACGCCTTCCCTCTCGATACTGTTCAAGCAAAGGTCACATTGAGCAAGGCCAGCGGTACGCTCATCATCCTTCTTGAATCCGATTCTGCCGATGCTCTCGCTGATCCAGCCGTCAACGCCTGGACAACTGAGCGAGTCATCCAGGTGCGAAGGGGATTGAAGGACGCTGGTTTCACCGAGTCCGACATCTCGATTGACTGTGAGGTTATCATGGGGGCCGAGCGTATCACCGCTTGCGATGCTGACATGATGAAGTCCATGCTCAAGGAGGAAGAGGAATGAGTTTGGTCGGCATGACCTTCCGCTATCGAGCGATTCCAGACGTTCGTATTCGCATCACCAAGGTTGAACACTTCGATTTGTATTCTGTGTTTCACTACGTCCACCTGGACAGAACCAAAAAAGAAGCCCACTTGGATCAAGACCGGTTCAACAGGCACTTTGAGAAGGTGAAAGCATGACCGAACATCTGTATTTTTCAGCGTCCGAAGTCATGAAAGGCATCCGTCTTCTTTACTGTCAAATGGACTTTGAGATGTTCAAGCGTGAGCTGTTTCGCAACGAGCAGCACCAACACACCGACGAATACCTCATGAGCAAGTATCGAGCGTTTGGTGAGTCGCCGTTTCGCTTCTGGTGCGGCATTGACGACAGCAAGAGGGAGCGTCTTGAGTTCTTGATTGACGAGGCTACGAACACGGAGCTTCAGCGTGAGAAGGAAGTGGTCGCTTGAGCGATCTCGCCGTTGATTTGTTCTCTGGGCTACGTGGTGGCGGCTCTGGCTTCGTGAAGCTGGGCTTCCGTGTGGTCGGTGTTGAGCTGAACGGCGAAGTCAATGAAGAGGCCAGGAAAATCCACCACTACATTGAGGATCATGTCATGTCCATTCTCGATATTGACGAAGAATGGTGCAAGGCACTTATCGCCAGGCATGGGCCGGTGAAGGTCGTCTGGGCCTCCCCGCCATGCACAGGCTTCTCGGTCGCATCGTGCGGCCACCATTGGAACCCACCCGCAGCTGACGGCACACGCACACCCAAGAGCGACAAGGGCCGCTTGGCTGTGGAGCTGGTCGAACACACGCTACGGGTTATCGAGTGGCTTCAGCCCGACTTCTTTTGGGTTGAGAACCCTGTCGGCATCCTTCGGAAGCTTCCCCTGCTCGACCACCTGCAGCACGTCAAAATCACCTATTGCCGATACGGTGAGGACAGGAACAAGCCGACCGACCTTTGGGGAAGGTTCCCCTCGTCGTGGCGACCTCGCCCTGAATGTACGAACCGGTCAAACCGAAGCGGCACTATCACACTTCCAGACGGACGAGAGTTCGTCAAAGACAACGAAGGCAAGCCCTGTCATGCCGTCGCTCGACGAGGCATGGCTACGGGTACGCAAGGCATCAAGGGCAACGCCCTTCGATCCGTGGTCGCACACGAATTATCCCTTGAGGTTGCTCAGGCAACCCTTGAAGGACACCTGGAGGAATGGTTATGAACAGAGAACAGAAGAGACTACTACGATACTTGCGAAGCCACGGATTGCAGCAGAAAGAAATCGCCGACATCATGGGCTTCAAAAGCCACCAAGCCATCGGGTACAACGTTCGCACAATGCGTCAGGCATTCCTTGATAAGCACCTGGCGACTGACTCACATGAGGGCGGGGTCAAACTTCCTTTGGTCGGGCAAATCCTTGACCCCCCCTCTCCTGTCAAGCTGACACCCAAGAACGACCATCAAGATCACACTTGCCCCCACTACTGCGAGATGGCGGCGTACGCCCAGCTCGAAGACCTGGATAAAGACCAAAAGATTGCCGTCAT